TTATTGTGATAATTATCCGTAATATTGCACCGTCGTTACCAATGTAACGGGCGCTGTAAAGATAAACATTAATCATTAAATATTGAATATGGCAAAGATTTTAGCAGACACAGAAATCAGGAAAAAGCTGGAGGCGATCTTCCAGTGCAGTCGTAAAACGGTCAGCGAGGCGTTGAACTGCCGGTCCGACTCGGAACTATCAAATAAGATCCGCGCGATGGCGATCAAGTTGGGCGGGTCGGTAAAGAAAGAGGAACATGTAACAATCATTTAATCATCATTTAAAACAAGTCCAAAATGGAAACAAATCTGAATTTATTCTACAACGAGGAAGCGAATGTGACGATTCGCACGCAGCAAGTGAACGAAGAGCCTTGGTTCGTTGCTAAAGATGTAGTAGCTGCGCTGGGCATTGGATGGAATGGAACAACACTGGCCTCTATTCCTGACGAATGGAAAGGGATGCGGACTTTCCGCACCCCTTCTTCCGGAACTCGTGGCGGTGGTGAACAGATGCTAACGGTTATCGACGAAGCCGCCCTTTACAAACTCGCTTTCCGTAGTAACAAGCCGCAGGCGGATACCTTCGTCAACTGGGTGGCAGGTGTTGTCCTCCCCCAAATCCGCCAAACCGGCCAGTACCGGATCAAGGGCGAGACGGAGTGCATGCGGGAGCAGCAACAACGCAAACGCCTGCCCCTGCCGAAGTACCGCCCGTTCTTCGAGGAATGGAAACAGCGGGTGAAGTTTTATATCAGCCGGGAGGAGCTGGCGGAGGTGGCAGGATTTTATAACGTGACAAACGCCCATGTCTGTAAGGTGTACAACGGCAGAACAGCGAGCAGGCCGATCGTTGAAGGCATCACCCGCATCGCAAAGAGAAACCGTCGTCAAAACATCATATATCCCGATCCGGTACCCATCTGCGAACAGATGGTGATTGATTGGGATAATGAAGACAACAAGTAATTAACCTTTAAATCAAACAGACATGACAGCTACAATAGACAGCAACACGATTTCCATCATGGTGAACAACACGGTGGAAGATATAGACAAGGCCATGCAGATATTAATGACCCTGCGAAGCGAAAAGCGGATCAATGCTATTGAGGATTACTGGAACCAGTTTCGGAATGGCCCTTTGAGAGACAAATCGCGCTTTTCCCAGGTTCATAACAAAAACGAATATCGGAATACTGGTCGTCCATCAACCGAGCCAGCGAACGAAGAAACAGATTGTAATCAATCAATTTATCAATCGTTCGAGCATGAGCTTCAAAACAGAGAGAAACTATTGGTTGTCGACATCCCTTCATCTCGTGAATCTCATCCTCATACTGGTCGAATATCTCTGAAGTCACGTTTAACCCAACTTCAGATGTGACAGACGTAAGCAGGTTTAATAGATGTTTCTGCACTCTTTCAGCAAGGTCGAAAGACTCTCCCGAAGATAGATATGCGCGAATATCGGCTCGAAAAAGAATGGATTTCAAATTACTCATGATACTTGAATTTTATAAAGACAGCCTCAAAGGTAGGCAATTTGACTAAAACCGCGATTATTCCCGCCAAGAAAGCCAACGACTTGCAATTACCGGGGCGAGACCGGGGCGGGAGCCAAAGAAATTGAAAATTGAGAATTAAAAATGATGGAAACAAAGACAAAAAGAATCGACTACAAGGCATTATGCTATGCACCATTTGACATGGATTCTGAATATGAGGTAAACTTCAAGATGTTGGTGTATACCGGAAAGAAAGAAGAGGAACGCCCGGTGTTCCGGGTGGTGATCGCCAAGGATGCCTGCAAGGTGGTCATTGGTACTCCGGGCAAGGAGCTTTGGGGAGTTACCGGTTTGGATCCTGTAACGGGCGAACAGCAGTGGTACAACTACAACGACTGCGTATCGCTGGAGAACTGGGCAGTATTGGACCGGCTGCTGAAGAAACGCTTCGGCTGGATGGAACTGCAGGATCCGGCGTTGGTCTATGAGACGAAGATGTTGGCGAAATCACAATTGGCGGAGGGATAGTCATGAAAGCGAAGGTGATACTTTACGGATGGGCGTTCAGCTGGCTGTTCCTCATTGCCGGGGTCGGAACGATGGAAAAGGGCGGTATGCTGGCGGGAAGCCTGCTTTGCGCGGTCTGGTTCTTCTTCAGCTACATGCTGATCGGTAACGAAGCGGCTTGCTTATGCGAGTTGGACCGCTTCGAAGAATGGATGGTTCGGCTGCTTGGTGGCAGCGACAAGGATAAACAATCTGTTTAGGTCTCAATTAAGATTGGTTTTGGTTTAGCATCGGTACGCGGCCCGCGGTACGAGGGTGGTATCCCGGATAGTTCAGTCAGGCAGAACAATCGGAACTGGTAATTCAGGCGATATGGTCAGCGGTTCGAATCCGCTTCCGGGAACAAAAGTGAAATTCTAAAGAAGTAAAACAACATGCCTCACGAATGGAATAACATATTGGTGGTGACGAAGGACGAGTTGATCCCGGAGTTCTTCCCCTCGTGGGAGGCCTTGCGGAAGAAGCTCGCGCGGGATGAGAAGAAAGCCTTCGGTCTTCGCCGTGCCCGTCAAGGGAAAGGAAGAGGTAACGAAGTGCTGATTGCCTTCGACAGCCTGCCCGAAGAGTGGCAGAGGCAATTGGGCGACCCGCGTCGGAAAGACTGTTCGATGGAGCGGTTCTTCTGGGAGGATGCCGAGGCGGTAGCCTTCTTCAGCAGCGTGCGTCCCGGCAAGTATGGCAACCTCGATATCAAGCGGCAGCGCGAGTATGTGCTGGATGCCAGCGTGCTCCGTGCCGCACTGCGGTGGCGTTCCGCCCATTATGAAGAATGTATCAAAAGCAACCAGTCCTTCAAGAACACCTATAAGGTATTGGCCGTCGCGCTGGACAACTTCCAAGCCGTGCGCAAAAGCTACAACCTTTCCCCGTTCAACCTTCCCTCCAACCCGCTTTCGCTAAAACGCAAGATGGAACGCTTTGAGGCGGAGGGTTACGGCTCCCTGCTGAAAGGCTACAACAACAATAACCGAGGCAAATCATACGAGCAGACCTACGACCTCCTGGAAAGCATGTATGCCCACCAGGAGTTCAAGCCTACACGGGCGGAGGTCAGCCGCCAGTTGGCAGGCTTCATCTCCGGTTACGTGGAGGTAATCAACCGTGAGACCGGCGAAGTGTACGATCCGAAGGAGTTCCGCCAGGTGTCCGACCGTGCCATCACGCAGTTCCTGGGTTCCTGGGGAAGTTCCTCTGCCACCTCGCGCAAACGAACCGGCAACCGCCAGTTGCGACTTGCCGCTTTCGTTCCCTTCGAAAAACTGAAACATCCCGACTATGCCGGAGAGGTGATCTCTGTGGACGACCGCCAGCCCCCGTTCGAGTATGCTGACGGCAAACGCATGTGGTTCTATCTCGGTGTCGACCTGGGCAGCGAGGCGATCACGGTCTGGGTACACGGGACGGATAAAAAAGGAATTATTCTGGAGTTCTACCGCCAGATGGTGCGCAATTACGCTGAATGGGGGCTGCCGCTCCCGGCGGAGATCGAGTGCGAGAGCAACCTGAACGCTGACTACCGCGACACGTTCCTGCGCGAAGGGGCTGTCTTCAACCGGGTGCGTATAGAAGCCAACAATGCCCGCGCTAAGCGGTGTGAGGCCTACTGGAAGCAAATGCGCTACGGGTTGGAGAAAAAGCATGCCGACTGGATTGCCCGCCCCTTTGCCCGGAGCGAGTCTAACCAGGCAAGCGCGCAAAAGACAAAGATTGTGCCCTACGACAAATTGGTGGAACAGGGCTTGCGCGACATCGAGACCTGGAACAACATGCCTTGCACCATCAGCAAGGAGAATGAAAGCCGCTGGAAATACTTCATAAGCCACCAGCACCCTGCCAACCGCCGTCCCATCCCATACCGCGCCCTTCTGCCTTCTCTCGGCTTCGTAACGAAGAGTACAGTCAGCATGGCGGGCCAGGTACGGTTCCGCAAGTCGGTCTTCCTTCTGGCCGACGAAGGCGAAATTGCCACAGGCGAGAAACTGATCGGCTTCATGCAGGTGCTGGCCGGAAAGTCGGTCGACATCTACTGGCTCGACGGCAACGACGGTGAATGTCTGGCGGCGGTGTGCTGCCTGAGTGGCATGGGGCGCGTGGTGTGCGAGCTGGTGGAACAGCCCGTCACCTCCCGTTCAAAGATCGGCGAGACCGAGGAGCAGGCTCGTAACCGTGAACTCTTCGCCCGCTACCGGGGTACGCTCGAAGGATACAGCCGGCGCCGCTACCACGAGATCGAGAAGGTCGCCGTGCTTGACCACCGCACCCCTGCCACTGCCGACGACTTCCGGATGCCGGGCCTGACCCGCTACGAACCGGAAGAGGTCGAAGATGTTGAGATCCTGAATGA